TCACGGTGGAGAGAGCGGTTCGATTCCGCTAGGGAGCGCCAATGACGCCAAATTCGCCAACAATTTCAAAGTGTTGTCGTCAAGATTGGCTAACGCTTTTTGCGGAGTGGCTAACCGGGCAATCGCGGATTCTGCCAGGCGCGCCTGATCAACCGCGCGCGTGTACGTCTCCACTTGGGCAAGGTTGCGATGGCCCGTGATGGCTTGGATCTCGTGCGGGGTGCATCCGGCCTCGGCCAGGCGGCGGCAGGCTGCATGACGCAATCCGTGGGGCGACGAATCGGAAGGCAGGCCGGCGTCATGGGCTGCGGCCCGCAACCAGTTGGTGAAGCCCTTCGCGCTGCGGTCCTTGCTCCACGCGGTCGTCAGAAACGTCTTCTGCTCGCGCGGCACCAGATCGAGATGGTGCTGCAACTCGGCATGGATCGGGACGCGCAGATGCGTCTTGTGCTGGCTCTTGGCGGTCGAGATCTGGATCGCGCCGTCCCTGATGTGCTTCCAACCAACGCGCACCACGTCTGAGCGCCGCAGGCCCGTGTACAGGAGCAGTTCAAGCGCCAGCCGGTAGGTGGTGCCTTCCTTCCATTTCGCCCTGTAGGCCGCGATGTCGGCCTCGGTCCACGACCGATAGCTCTTCTGATCGTACTTGACCCGCTTGGCCCGCTTGATCGGGTTGTCGTCCACAAGGCCCGCGCCGATAGCATATTCAAAGACGCTATTCAGGCGCTTGCGTAGGATGTTCGCAGCGGCCGGGGTCTTCGCCATCGAGTCCATGATCGCGTTGACGTGCCGCGTCTCCAGGCTGGCGAGGGACTTCTCGCCGTGCTCGTTGCGGAAGTGCTCCAGCACGCGCCGGTAATTCATCTTGGATGAGGTCGACAGCCGCTTGTATTCGGCGCTGGAATAGTAGCCAGCGATTGCCGACGAGATGCTGCCCGCAGGATTGCGCGTGACAAGCACCTCGCGTGGCTGGTCGCTCACCACCGCGTTGTAGGCGTCCCAGAAAGCCTTGCTGCCGACAGGGCCGGGAAGGGCAGTGCGCTCCGTGCCGGGCTTGCGCAGATAAATCCGCTCAACCCCGCGGCGGTCAATGTACCGGTGAACCCACCGGGGCTTCTTGGTCTCGTGCATGAAGGACACCGTCCCATTCGTTCACAGTTTCAGCCTCGGCCGGGACGTCATCAAACAGTCGGTCGAGGTCGTTGCGGTCCCAGAGCACAACGCCGAGCATGTTGCGCGGCGCTGGAATATTGCCGGCCTTGCGCTGCGCGTCGAAGTGGCTGGGGCTAATGCCGAGATAGCGGGCCGCATCAACACGGCGAAGGCCGCGCGGGGTGATGCCCCCGCGCGCGTTGTCGTTGGCATGAGCGGGGGTCATGCGGCCTGACGGTGCCAGACGTCAGGATAGATGACATTGTCCTCAACCGGACCAACCCTTTCTAAGGCCTGTCCGCCATCTGGGCCGGGCCCGCTCCAACCATCTTCTACCGCCCACATCACTCGCTGCGCCGCGCAGATCACATTGCGGAAGAATCCGACGTCGTTGGCAGAAAGTGACAGGCGCCGGTTTTTCCCATCGAGGTTCTTAATCAGGTGGCTGTCAAACTTCTGAAACAGGAAACTGAGATGACTTGCGTGTAAGAGATCATCTTCTAGGTGGTTAGGGTATTCAGACATAGTTGTTCCTTTCAGCTCAAAGACCATCAATACGCATCGCTAGCCCAGCCTGAGCCTTGGTAGGCGCAAGCGACCGCATTCCCCTTGCGGGGCGTCAGTTCTGGAAAGACTCGCTAAATGGGCTGGCCCGAAGGCTGCGCGATGCAATAATGGTCCACTGAAGGACGAGTGCGAGTCTGCCTAACATACTATCCCAAAACGCGCCGAAAGTCAAGGAAAATCTAGATCTGGTAGGTGCTTTCGGCAAACAGCCGGATCTCGGCTTCGCGCTCTTCGTCGCTCTGGTGCGGAAAAAGACAAGCATAGGCGGTGCCAATGTCGTGAAAATAATCGAGGTTGTAATCCTCGCGTCGAATTCTGTGTTGGCGCTCGATCCAGGTGGACACCCAGAAAATCCGCAGCTTGATTCGCCGCATTGCGGATCGCGCCTTATAGCTCTCCATATCTTCGGAGGCGTCGCAAAGCTCCCCCAGATCTCCCATCATCATGCAGGAGTGCGCGAGCGCCTCATGCGCGCTTTCGGGGCAAGCGTTGGCCATTGCTTTCGCGAACTGATCGATTGCCTCGCTGTAGGCAAAACTCGGGTCACGGCGGTTGTCCGGTGTTGAATTCAACAGGGCAACGCTTCTGCTGATCTGGGTCAGGAGCATTTTACCAAGAGGGGGCACTGGCGCACTGCGCTTGGTGGCGGCTTTGACGGTTTTCGGGCGTGAAGTGGTGGTGGACGGGAATGTGGTATTGATCTTGGCAGCCATGGTCGCTCCTCGGGCGGCTAGGGTTAGGGCCAAGTTGGAGGTTGCCGCCTCCGCTTGGCCTGCTATAAATGTACTGACGTTTATAGTTTAGGTCAATACATTTATGGGCCGACCGCCAGGAAAAATTCAGGACCGCATTTTGCAGATGCGGGTATCAGACGACTTCATAGAAGTCGTCGAGAAATGGGCTGCGCGTCAGCCGGATAGGCCCTCACGCAGCGAAGCGATTCGCAGGCTGGTCGAGATTGGCCTTAAGTCAAAACCGAAATGAATTGCCCACTTCGGTCGCCGCCGCTTAGAGTTGTGATGGGTGGAATGGGGTGTCCAAATGGCTGATTCAAATTTCGAGGCTGCAGAAGCGTCAATAAAGCGCATTCAAGAGTTCGACAGCGCATCACTTCTCCGCGAGAGGCTTGGTGAAGACTACAACTTCTCAGAAGCGGTCGGCCCTGCAGAGCGTCTAATCAACCTCTTTCGACAGTTCCCAATTCAATACTTGGGTGATTTTCCAGACGGGCAAATTGCTCAACTCAAATCTCACGCAGATTCTACATACAATTATTTTGCTGAAGTACTTAAGTTTGATCCAAAGGTCGGCGATGCGTATAGCGTCAGAACAAACCTGATCAACAATCTAAAAAATCAATATGATAATATTTTCAATAGTATCACGCCCTTAATTTCTTATGGGTCTTCTAAATTACGAGATTTCTCCAAAATGGAGTCTGACGCCCGCGCAAAGACGCAGGCCGCCATTGATGAGGCGCAGCGTGTCGCCGACGAACTAAAAAAAAGACAACAGGAAGCGGACCAAATACTTGAGGATGTTAGAAAGGTTGCTGCGGAACAGGGTGTTTCTCAGCAGTCATTCTATTTTAAAAAGGAAAGCGAAGAGCACGAAACGGCTGCCGATAACTGGAGGTGGCAAACTGTGTATCTAGCCATTGGTTTGGGCATATTCGCCGTAGTTTCTCTCTTCCTTCATAAGCTGCCGCTATTATCACCAAACAGTAACTACGATGCAATTCAACTCGGTATCAGCAAAGTTCTAATCTTTGCAGTTATTGGTTTTATGTTGGTGCTTTCTGCTAGAAATTTTTTGTCTCACAAGCACAACTCCATTGTAAACAAACACCGGGCGAACGCGCTTCTTACGTTTAAGGCTCTCGCGGATGCTGCTGGCACTGAAGAGCGTCGCGATATAGTACTAACCCACGCTGCTGCGTGCATTTTTTCTCCCCAGGAAACCGGGTATTCCAAAAGTACCGAGCGGACTGAAATTGTCCCTAGTGTAATTCAAGCCATACCTAAAATTGGTTCTTCTAGTGCTTAGACTGGATGGGGTGTCCACGACTGTGAGGCAAATGTAGCGCCATCCCTTCCTATTGAAACACCGCATCAAAAAGCGCCACACTCATCGGCCGGCTACTAACCTCAGCCGGCTTCTCAGCCTTATTCACGGCCTCAAGGTACGCCCGATCCAGCGCGCGAATGATTTCCGCTTCCCAAGGCCGGATCGCTTCACCACTGATCCGCGCGAGCGATAGCATATCGGTGTAGCTGATCGGGCAGGGGCCGAACGCCGCCCCGCGTTGTTCGTGAAGCCGCAGAAACAAGCCCCATACGCGCAGGCCGGCGTAGGGAATTTCCGGGCCATCGTGTCGGCCGGGATTGCCGAGTTGCCAACGCAGCACCGCAACCAGATCGTCCTGCAACACCTCAACGTCGATCATACCTGACAAGCCTTGAACGAGATCGTCGTGTACAAGCCCGCAATCTTCTGCGTGATCGATTGCGGCAGAAGCGCAAAGCGGCACGCGGGCCTTTTCAGCGTAACTGGCGCCCCCTCGTCGGTACCGGGCCAAGGTGGCGGCCTTACAGCAAACTCCGGTGTTTCGCCGTCGTCATCAGCCGTCGCTGCCTCGATGACTTGATGCAGCACGCGCCGCCCTTGCACTTCCAACGATAAATAATCGCCGGGTGAAAGCTGGAATCCTTCAGGCAGATTTGCCAGCGCGATCTTCGTACCGCTCGTCGACAGAACTTCAGCCTCATCGTCGAAGTCACCGTCTGCATGCATGCGAGGGTAGGGCCGACGAAGGTCGTAGGCTTCAAATTCGCTAGTTACGCCGTTAAGTGCGTTAAGGCTGGCCTCAAAGGCGAGAGCGTCATCGGCGCGCATCGGTCCTGTGGTGTACTCGATGTTCCATAGCGCCGGGCCGAGATCCTTGCCGAACGTCTGCCCGCCTGCGCTACGCGACAACTCCTGCCGAGAGATAAGTTGAAAAGTCTGATCTGCGTATCCTACTGAATCAAAAATCACGCCAACACCCTCCGCTTCCGCGCATCCTGTACGGCCTTGATCACCTTGCTATTGAAATCGGCGTCACGCTTGGCGAGTTCTGCGCGCATCTGCGAGACCGTGGAGTCATCGGCATTGCCGTTAATGTTGATCGTGGTCGAGCCGCCGTTGATGTTGATCGGCGAACCACCCGAAGCCGCAACGGGCGTAGCGAGCGCCGCGCCGTGGCGCATGGCCTCTACAGCACTGACGCCGCCAGCACGCCTGACGTCGGCCTGACTCCACACAACCTCGCCCTTGTGAACCGCTCCAGCGATCTGGTTCTTGCTCCCAGGGCCGGTGTAGCCGCCGTCGTCGAAGCCGAAGAGCTTGCCGATACCACCGAGCAAACCACCGGCAAGACCGCCGCCAGTGCTGGAGAACGCCGACTCCCAAAGTTTGTTCGCGGCCATTTCCATGAGCTTGTCGGCGATCTTACCAAGGGCATTCACGCCTGCCTGTTTAAATGCATCCCATGCCGACATGCCGTTGCGAAGGTTTTGGCCGAATTCCACAAACATGGAGCGGTTGACGTCGCGGCCGAGATTACCCAACTCGCGCATTCCATTAGCGGCGCGCATACCTGCGGCCTCGACGCTGTTCAGCGCCGTCGCGACGTCCGGATAAATACCCTTGAGCTGCGAGGCGATCGCGACGTCTTCTTGCGAGAGGAATGCAGTCGATTTATCAAACTTGATCTGGGCAGCGACCTTGGCTTTTTCCATCGCGACGGCTGCACCGCCGTAGGCTTGGGCAACCTCGTCGATAACCTTGCGCTGTTCTGCCGTTACAACGTTCTCGCCAAGGCCAGCCGCTGCGTTCGCTTGCTTCGCTACCGCTTCGAGCTGCGCAGCAATCTTGGCCTTGTCGCGTGCCTCTGTACCGAGATCGATTGCCGCGGCCTCCGCGACAAGCGCAGCGGTGCGCTTCTCGATGGCGCCGACGCCAGTGTCGAATCGGTCGTTGGTATCGGTGCTGGTGGGCTTCGGTGTCGGACGATTGCCTGTGCCGGTCTGCGCCGGCATTTTCGGATAGCTGTTTGGCTGGCGTTCTAGATCATCGATGCGCGCCTGAATCTCGTCGCGCTTCTTCCGGTTCATATCCTCGGTGATGACGTCCTTCGGCAGACGAATGCCTGTTCCGAAGCCGAAGACGCTAACTTCGGTTCCGTTCTTGATCGAGTCATCCAGTTCATCGCGCTGCGCTTTGAGTCGCGAGACTTGATTGCCGAGGATGCCAAATTTGTTGGCGAGTTCGACGGCCTGCGAAATATAGCCGACGATGTCGCCCCACAGATTCTTGATATTCAGAATGACAGAGGAGAGATCGTCGAAGCTTGGCTTCAACGCTCGCGAAAGCCGATCCTCGGCCGTCTTCAGGTGGTCGTCTACTTCCTTGGCGCGAGCAACTAGCGCGGATGAATAGATTCCATCGTCGGACGACTGCATTTGCTGCATCGTGGAAAGCATGGCTTCCGCAGACGTGCGACCTTGCCGAATACGATCCACGAACGCCGAGCCGAACATGCGCTCGCCGAGATCCAAGGCGGCGGCTTTTGATCCGATCTGCTCAAGCTGCACCATGGCTTTGAGCACGGCCTGAACTTTGGCCTCCTGCGAGTCAGCCTCGCGGAAGAGCACCAGGCCTTCGAGCTGCTGTCCTTTGCTGCGCGCCAATGTTTCGTTGTAGATGCGAAGCGCGCGTTCAACGTCGGTAATCCGGTCCTTGCCGGTGTCCCATGCGTTGAGATCTATCGGCGACTTGTCCTTCGTCGCATTGAACGCATGCTGGAGAGCGCCTTCAAGGTCGCCAACCTCAACCTGCAACTTGCGCGCTTCAGCGGTGAACGATTGGAAGAAGCCAGCCGACACGCCGACGTTCTGCGATTTGTTCTGCAGTTCCACCATATCGGCGAGCTGCTGCCGCGCGGCTCCGATGGCGTCGCCCATCAGCTTCGCGGCGCCAACAACGAGCGCAATCCGCCCGGCGAGTTTCAGCGCGCCGGATGCGGCACCGCCGAACGCCGCCGTAGCGGCGCCGCTGGCAAGGCCCTTGTTGGCATCAAGGAAGTGTTGCGCAACCTTACGCGCCGCCGTCTTGGCCAGCGACGAGGTTTCGTTCATCTGGCGCTTGAAGTCGTCCAGGCTGGCGCCGATGCGCCAGGAAAGCGCGGGCATCAGGCGGCAACCTCGTCGTCGAAGAAGTATTGACCGAGAACCGCGAATGCTGTGTTTGCGCTCGGACCCATCGCCTGACCGTGAACGTGCTCGGCGATCAGCGCGTCGGCGTCCTCGCTGGACGCACCACCACCGATCAACCCGAGCCGCAACACGCGCTCGACATCGTCGGGGGAGAACACGGACTCATCAAACCGCTTCATCGCGGCGGCCGGCGTGCTGCCGAATTGTCCGGGGAAGGGATGCTGCGCCTCTGCGAGCAGCCACCGCACGCGCGGCGCGCGCAGATCGAAGTTGTGAGTGCCGCCGGTCCAATTGATTTCAGTCATTAAATGCCTTCTCCATTGCCGCCTGAATGTTGGCGTTGATGCTGTCTTCCATGGCGCGGACCGTTGGGTAAAAGAACGGTTCAGCCGGATGGTCCGTTGCGCCATATTCAATGGCCAAGCTGTAGTCGTAGGAAACACCCGCGCCATCGGCCTGCTTGGCGATGCCCTCATTCGAGCGGCCATCGATCACGACTTCGCGCTCGTAGCCGGTGCTGCGGTCGTAGTACTTCGTCGTCGCCGCGCCACCGGCTTCGACATACAGCGTTAGATCGTTGCGGGTGCGGCGGACCTTTACGCTGTCACGCAAGGCGCCTGTGCGGACCGGCGCGGCGGCCTTTACGGCATCGGCCAGACGGCCAGCCTCGGCGCGGATTGCTGCTACCAGCTCGCGCTTCACCTTGAATTCAAGGTCGGCGATCTGCCGGTCAATTTCATCGTCAGATCCAGCCATCGTCGTCGCTCCAGTCGTCACGGTCGTAAAAACTCGCCTCCTGGTGCGCGGCTGCGCGTGATACGGCCATCCAGGAGGCTGCCGCACCGTCGATGCGATCGGTGGACTTGCCTTTATGCATCACACGGTTTCCCGCGCTGTCGGTATGGATAGCGACGTTGCTGAAACACCACCGCAAGACGGGATTGCCCGCGTGCACGAGATTGCCTTCAACGATGACGCGCTCTAATTCGTTTAGGGCAGGCGATTGCGTCACCCATCCTTGCCGGAGTATAGCAGTCGGGAAACCATCATCGGTGAGCGGCCCCATGACGTTCGAGGCGTACGCCGGATCGAAACAAATCTCCCGCACATCGAAGCGTTCGCATAGATCGCGAATGTGTCGCTCTATGGCACGCGGATCGATCGCATTGCCGGGTGTCGGCGTGATGTAGCCAGCCTCGGCCCACGACACGTAATTCACGCCATCACGATCGCCGCGCTTGCGCAGATCGTGTTCCGGACAAAAAAACATCGGCACGAGAATGAATTCATCGTCGCGCCGGACACAGGCCACCACGGCTGCGAGGTCGGTTGTCGTCGCCATATCGACGCCGATCCAGCACGGCAGGCCGTCGATATCGTCGGGGATCGGCCGCGCGCCTTTGTCGTAAATGGCCATCTCGACGAAAGGCGAAACCGAGTGATCGAGCCAAACATTTAGATGATACTGCCGGAACGTATCGCGCGCCGTGGGGCTGGCCTCTGCCTCCTTAGCAAGCTGCCGCAGACCTTCGATATCCTGATAGCCAAGGGCCAAGCCGGGGTTAGCGCGATACCAGTTCGCCTCGTCCTGCCAATCCGCATCAGGATCGGTCTCAAACAGGATGGGTAGCATAGAGGGGTCGTCGATTTCGGCGCGGGCAACCTTCCTGGCGTGGTCGACGATTTCAAAGGCAATGTTATCGTTACCGCGGCCGGACGTCGTGGCGACGATCAGCAGCGATCCTTGCGTCTTCGGCAATGACGACTTGATTGCCTTCCACAACTCTGCATTTTTCCAGACGTGAAGTTCGTCGCACAGCGCCATGGCGATCGTGCGACCATGGGCAGGCGCGCCTTCGCCGCTAATCGCCTCAAGGAACGAACCGTCCTTATTGAAAACGATCTTCTTTACGCTGTTATGCGCGTCATAGATGCGCGTAGCCGCAACAAGCCGCTTGTCTTCGCGGATTACACTCGCGGCTTCTGCAAAACCAAGACCTGCCTGCGCTCGATCGGATGCGGCAAATACGGCCTCGCCGCGCGGCCTGCGCTCGGGTCCGATGGTATGCAGAAGATTCAGCGCGGCCGAGAAGGAGGTCTTCCGATTGCCTCGCGGTAATAGCAGCACGACGGTCTTTACGATGCGCGTTCCATTTGCGTGGCGCGGCCCGTAAGTGCGGCGGACAATGCGCTCTTGCCATTTGTCGAGTTGGAAGGCGCGCTTCGGTGCTGTCGATTTGGGATGTTTCAACCGGCGCAGGAACGTGACCGCGCGCTCGCCGTACCCGAAAGGATCATCGATCGGGGAGTCGTCGAAAAGCCAGTGAGGGTAGGTGTCAGACGTCAAGCGGGGAATCGTCGCTGTCATCATTTTCGGAGCGGACGGAAGGCCGGCTGCGCGAAACCGGAGTAAGGCCAAGCTCGGCCGCAAGCTGGCGGGCTGTAGCCATTGCCTTATCTTGGAGGCGGCAAAGGATCGGATCGACGCCGTTCTTCTGGATGGCCCGCTCCAATTCACGAACGCGGCCAGTTGCCAAGCAATAATTCTCCAGCGCGCCCATATCTGCATCTGTGAGAATGCGACGCTCGACTAGAGTAGGGATCACGCGCGACCACTCGGCACGTCCGTCCTTGCTCAACCATGACGGCGCAGCCGGTTGGCGTTTCACCGCATTGGATGCGGTGCGCATTTGCGGTTTGGCGCCCTTCACTGTTCGGCCTGAATGGCAACCGTTCGGATATCGAGTCCGCGACCGCGACCGATCTCCTTGATCTCTTTGATATTGTGATTCACACCGTCGTAGACGATGCGATCCTTCGTCTGGACATCGTCGAAGTATCGCGTGCGAAAGATCACGGCGGTTTCATCGGAAGCGCCCATACCCCGAATGAATTCCTCTGTCGTCGCTTGAATGATTTGGGCGCGCAGCGTGGCGAGGTCTGTCCACGTCAGGATCGAGCCACCGCCCTCATCAACGATGCGGGTGTACCGCTGTATCGTGATGAGGGAATCCATCTTGCCGGCGCGCACTATTTAACCTCCATATGGAGGCCGTGGATCGGCACGTTCTTGCCATTCGCGGTTTTGAGCCGCGCGGCAAATGACGTCCCGGCCGTGCATGCAGTCAGGGCGGTTTCCACGACAGAGCGACCGTCCTGACCATGTGCGGTGACCAACGACAGCGTCGCCGGTGCCCAATTCGCCCCGCCATCGCACGTGACTTCGGCTGTCAGATCGGAATTGAGCGTTGGCGAGTCGACATTGTCGTATTCGATCAAAACCCGCGCATTGCTGACGTTACTGTCGGTCGTTTGCGACAGTGTAGTTAGCGTCATGGCATTCGATACCGCCGTAGCGCTCTCGATCTTGGATACGGACGCGTTATAGACTGATGGTGTCGTGTAGCCGGATGCAGTCGTGTTTGCCGCATCGTCCACGCCCGATTTCAGATAAAGTTGCTGACCAGTCGCGGGGACGTTGGATGCTCTCATGTCCGACGTCGCGTTGTGGTAGAAAGACACAATCAGCGGCTTGGTGTTGTCGTAGTTGTAGGCGACAAAGTCGCTTACGACCGCTGACCCGCCAGCCGTAATATTGACGCCTGAGTTGCCGCCGAATTTGAGCTGTACTTGCGTCCCGTCGAAGTCGGCAGCGCCGGTCCCTTTATGCCCGATATATGCCTTATTGATATTTGTGTTCGCGCCCGTTAACGGCGGCACCAACGTGATGCGCAGAAACTTCCCGGTAACGCCTCCAGAGCCCGCCGGGAATGTCACTCTGACAGTGGCCCCGCCAATGTTGATTGAATCATAATTGAGCGCCGGAGACAGTTGCGTGGTGTACGAACCGGGTGATTTGGTCGGCTGGACATACCCATCGGTTGCGGACTTCGACACATCCACATTTGATGATGATCCAGTATTGATGCCGCGATCATTATCATTGTTGGCCTTAAATCCAATTAGCCTGTGAAACTTTGTATACGGGCTTATTGGCTTCCCTACCTCATCCTTCCAGATTTTGAGGATTCGACTCTCGCACTTCTCCTTAGTAATGACATCCATCTGAACAAATGAACCAACTGTAAATGCAGAGCCTCCACACTCCGCAAGAGATTTGTCATGCACTTTCGTAGCGCGCTGTGTCTCAATCGCAATCATGCCATTTCGAACGGGATCGACGACTGATAGTCGCTCAGTGAAGCCGCGATCAAATTCCAGCGCCGCTTCCTCACCCAAGGTCGCAACTATCGCATCAAATTTCACGGTCGGATCATAATGCCAAGCGTCCGCGTCTCGGCGAATGAACTTGAAGGTCGTGTCGGTTGTCTTACCAGTGAGGCTGTAAAACTGACGCTCGCCCTTCGTAGAATATCCCGCGATAAAGATTCCGAAATTCAGAGGTGGCCCCTCAAAAATCTCAAGAACTTCGGGCAGGCGCCGCTCGTGTTCCGCAACGATGTTCTCTATCCTCTGGGAAAAGGTTCCGATGTTGTTAAGGGCATCGATGAGAAAGGCGGGCCCACTTATACCTGCCGCGCATCTAGCCGCCGGGTAGGTGAAAACTTTCTGACCGGCACACGAAAGATTACCTGTTTGCGCATCAATGTATGCGCCGTCTGAAAAGAAGTAGATGGCGTCGTTAGTTTGGATGACGTTTATTGCAGTCATTACTTCGCTTCCCTTACGAGTGTTTCAACAGTGACGATGCCGTGTGAAGTCACGCCATCTGGATCGCGTAGAAACCGCATGCCGCTCACGCGGCAATCCGCGCACTGCAACCCAGCCTCAAGCGTCGGCCGACCTTGTCGGATCGCGTCACGCACCGCGGCAGCAATGGCTTTCACGCCGGACAAGCCGCCTTCTTTTTTCCAAACGTGCAATGTCGAGTGAACGCGTGATAGACTGCGATCGATTGCGGTGCCGGGGTCAATAACCTGATCTTCGCCCAAGATAATTGAAGGATCTGGGGCGGGGCGTTCGTTGACGTCCAGAACGCTATTGGCGGGCACCAGTGCAGTTACGGCAGGCGTGCTGACCAGCCGCGCGCGGATGGCCTTCTGCACGGCATAGGAAACGTTAGGCATCGACAGGCGTCTCGCCCCAAGACCAATCGCGATAGTCGTTGATGATATCGCCCAGGCCAAGCGGCAACTGCTGCGCGCTCACCCCGACAAGGCTGGCCTCGCGGTTTTCGTACCAGTGGGCTGTCAATAGCGCGATGCCATGAGCCAAGGCGGGCGGCACGTCGTCGGGATATCGCTCCTCGATCTTATAGCCGAGCCAATCCTCGATATGATTCTGCGAGGCGGCAATGAGGCGCTCAATCAGGGCGTCGTCATCGTCGAGCGTTTGCGCGAGATGTTCTTTGGCCTGCTCAAGTGTCAGAATCATGAAAACTCCAAATAGGTGCTCTCTTGCGAAGAGGTAAAGCTCCGGTCGTGGCGCGAATCTTCAAACTTTGCGACCACCCCCGGTAGGGGCGCGACCGAAACCACCTTCGCACTTGATGTTTTGGCGGTTGTTGCAGGCTTTGCAGGAAGGAAGCCAGTTGCTACGCACTAGGCGCAGGTGCGGCGCTTGCCTGATTGATATGCGGTGAGCAACAAGCACAGCATGAGCACCGCAAGCGCAGCGTTGGTTACCAGGTTCAGCAAGGAATGCTTTGGCCATGACACGAAACTCATTGTCATATCCTCGCTGCGCACTGGTGCCGCGTGCTTTGTCATGCTCACGATCACGCTGCTTCTGGCAGCTGCACCGGACGCCATGCGGAACACGACGTCCACATGAGCAAATCCGGTGCGGCTTCATGGGCATTGGTTAGTCGCCCGTCGTAGCAGCAACGTGGACGATGTTGCTGTTGATCTCGACAGTGGCGTTCAGCTTCTGGACCGTGTTGGCTTCGCCACCGGCTTCCTGGGCTGAAGTCACGAGGCCGACGAACAGGCGTTGCGAGGCTGCCGGTGAAGCACCAGACGACGGTTTGTCGTTAAGTTCCACCTTGAATGCATAGTTCTTGTTCGTCTTCTCGGCTGCGATCAGTGCGATCTGGCCTTCGTCGTCGGCGACCACGCTGAACACGTTCTGCATCTGGCCCGCGTTGCGCGTGCCCTTCTGCTTGATGTCGCGGCCGCGGTTGATAAGTGAGGTGGTGATCACCTGCGCGGTGTCGCCATAGGCGCCCATCTGCTCCCAGCCGTCCACGGCTTTCCACGTCACAGACGAGAAGTCCGAAGCGACAAAATCGGTTGCCTTATCGGCCAGCTCGCTGCCGATATAGAATTTGCAACCTGCTACAGGGTACAAAGACATTTGTCTGTCCTCCTTAAGCGACCGGCGCGAGGGCGGGATGGCCGAGCACGAACACGGCACCGGCCGCAATGCTGGTGCCGCCGGCCTTCGTGATGACCGCGCGGACATAGCGCTTCGAGCCGATATAACCCTGACGATAAACGGTCGAGGCAGCCAGCGTGGTCGGCAGCGTACCGCGCAAGTCGGCAGCCGCGACGTTGGCGAAGTCGCCATCGGTGGTGGTGTCGCTGTGCTGGAGGGCAACGCTGTAGTCACCATCGCCGACAATCGCGCCAGTGTTTACAACGAGAAGTGCGGAACTGAAGCCATGAGTGTCGACGGCGCTGCCCTTGAGAGTGGCGGACTGCACGGCAGGCGCAAGTGATGCGACAACCTTGTTGTCGGTGTAAGTATCAAACATTCTGATTCCTTGAATTGGGGGAGGGTGGGTGGTCGTTGCCGACCACCCATTGCGGCCTTAGCTCGCAGCAACCTTCATGAACTTGATGGCGTTGAAGTCGCCGGCACCGCCGCCGACACGCTTGTACGTATCGAAGAGGATGCGACCCTTTTGGGTGACTTCATCACGAGTAACGCGGATGCCCTGCCGATCGACGATGACATAGCCCTGACGGAAGTCACCGAAGGCAATCGGGAACGCGCCGGCACCGATATCGTCGAAACCGTCGTCGATCTCGACCGGGTAACCGAGCAAGGGATGCTCGATGCCCTCGATCAAGTTGCCGGTCGGAGCCCAGAGATAGCGGCCATTCTCATCCACGATGGTGCGGAGCCGCACAGCGGTATTGCTGTTCATGACGAACCGGGCGTTGCCCTTGTACGGCCGCCGGAGCGCAGCAACGAGCTTCACCAGGGCGGTGACAAGGTTTGCATCGGTCGGCGCCGAGGCGTGACCGGCCGGCGTGTACTGGAACTTGCCCCACTGGCGCACGAAGTCCTTTTCGTTCGTCGTGTCGTAAGTCAGTAGACCGCGGGGGAATCCGTTCCGGCCGTCGTAGCGCAGGAAGTCCTCACCCTCTGTTTCCGCAAAGTCGTGCGTGGCATTGCGGATCAGCCAGCCCGCGATATCCACCGCAGCGTCATCGAGAAGGTGACGGGTTGCCGCAGGCGCTGCATAGTACTCACCGACGCCATAGCTGTGCTTGATCAGCTCGGGCCGCGCAGTGTCCTGCGGCCGGTCATCGCGCTCAACAACACGCTGCGCGCCGCGCTTACCAAGAGAATAGAACCGCTCGTAACTAGACGTGCCGATCGACACGACTTCAGCAAGCTGACGCATCGGCGAAATGTCGGTCATCAGCTCGCGGATCGACAGATCGATGGACGGAAGCACCATCCATCCGCCATCAATGTTGTTGTCGGACGCGGCGGCCTTCACCTCGACGTCGGAGCCGGTGCGGATGAAGTGTGACAGCGCCTTGGTTTCGATGTCCTTCTGCTCGTCGCTGGCCTTAGCGCTGGCAGGACGATTGGACCTCGTCTCGATGGCGGCGAGGCGAGCCTCAAGAGGCGCGAGATCGGGCAACTTGATGCCCTTAACCGTGGTCTCGATGGCGGTAAGCTTGGTCTCAAGCGCCGCAATATCCGGCGCGACTTCGGTAGTTTCTGTGGTCAATGTAGATCCTTTGATGGTTGAAATCCGTGCGCCGGGATGCGACGGCACGGGGACAATCGAGATTTCATGGAGGTCTAGGTTGGTGATCGTGCGCCCGCCTCCACGCCGGGGAGCAGATTTCTTGGTGACGAAACCGATGCTAAGGCCGGTTACGGCGCCTTCGCGAACGAGGGCGCGGACTTCCGCGGCACGAGCAACGTCATTGACGAGCAGGCGGCCCTTCACGGAAAGGCCGGCGTCGGTTTCGACAATGGAGTCCCAGACGCCAACAGCTTGCTCCTGACTGTGTGCAAAGAGCATTGGCAGGCGTGCGGGGGAGTTGAAAGCGCCCTTGACAATGACGTCGCCGACAATATCAGGCGATCCGAACGGCCAAGCGTTGCCTGTTACGACGCCGGATTCGTCAACCGACAATGCGGCTTTGATTTCTATGCGATCCATCACGCTGGCCTCGCCAAAGCTGACACATGGAATCGCTCGGTCTTGAAGCCCTTGCCGTCGAACCAAACGGCGCTAACCGTTTCGTCGTCATGGACTTCGGTAACAGTCATCCACGGCCCGCCAGTGACAAGCCGTACAACGTCACTTCGTGAAAGTTTCAAAATGTCCTCATGAAATATGCGTCCCGCTTCTGCGAAAACGCCTCGACCTGCTCTCGAATAAATTGGGCCGAGGTGAGCAGCCGCACGACATTGGTGAAGGAAAACTCCACCGGCTTGCCGTCCCGCTTCACGCGCCAGCCGATCACGAGGCGGGCGAGACGTTCAGTTTCAATGCGCTCCATCTCATCAGCGGGCGGGCGATGGCGAAACGCCATCAATTCGTCGCTGAACTGGATGCGCGAGCGGCGAGCCGTTGCGCTGTCCGGGCCGGCGATGGTCAACACCACGTCCGGCATCTTCTCGCCCGTGACAGGGTGAGTGATGGTGAGGTCGGCGCCGCGGTCTTGTTGCTCGACAAGATCGTCGACGTGGGCGAGGTCATTCATGCGGCCACCGCGTCGAGCTTATTGTCGTTCGCGGCCGGTTTTACCGTGATGTTCCGATTGCCGTATTCCTCGCCACCCGCGTACGGAGGCAAGCCCAGCCAATCGCGGCCCTCATTCGGGTTGATCGTTTCGGATGCAATCAGGCTGTTAATTGCGGTGGCGCGTTCTGTCAGGCTGGCGCGTGTCAGGTCATCGCGATCGAACTTGAAGCGAAGGCGGCCCCGCTCGTCATCCGACAGCAGCGCACGGTCCAACGCGCCCTCCAGCGCCTTCAGCCAAGGTTCCACCGCGTATTGCAAGAACTCAAGTTGCTTCTGGCTGGCGTTGGCGTAACTGGACTTCGTCAAGTCACCCAGCATCGCCGGGCTGATGTTGAACGCGCGACCAATTTCCTCGATCTGGAAACGGCGCATTTCGAGGAACTGAGCGTCAACGCTCGACAACTGCATTGAGCGGAACGTCGAGCCATCAAATAGAATGGCGGTCTTGCCGGAGTTCTCCGCGCCTTCATGTGCAGCGCGCCATCCGGCCTTCATCGCCTTCCACGCTTTGTCGCTGATGCCCTTTGGCACCTCGATCACACCGCCGGGCCGTGCCCCGTTCTTGAACGTTCGCGACGCATGCGCCTCCATCACCAGCGCGGCGCCGATCGCCTCGCGCGCCAGGCTGACCGGACACTTCGCGAACGGGCCACGGAGGTGCACGATATCGCCTGCAGGAACAGGCCGGCCTGAAACGCGATATAATAGCTCGCGCGTTTCTTCCTCCTGAAAACCAATCGTCCCGCGTCGGTAGTTGATGATCTCCCGCGGTTCACCACCGACGCGATTCACCCACGCCATCGCGCCGTTGTCGTGCAACAGGGCTTCGGCAACCATGTCGCGGATGAATTCGTACCCCGAGGTCCATGCATTGACCTGACCGCGGAGAAGGTCGATGGCGGGATGCTGCTTAACGCGCTCCTCGCCCTCGACGATATTCACATCCAGCGCGGCGCAGGATTCGGAGATCAGCTTCACCGCGGCCTGAACCGCGGTCTCGTTGAGCGCGACCTGTGGCGTCACACCCGCGCCCGGCGTTGATCCGGTGAAAGCTTCCAGGATCGCAGCGTCGTCGTCGGGAATGGTGGTGATGGATTTGGTGGTGAAAAAGGGGAACTTCAATTTGATTTAGCTCGCTTTGATGTTCGCGGCTTGCGGCTGTTGCGATTTTGAGCGCGAGTGCGCACGTCGTCGCCTCCCTCATGGGAGTCGGGCCAGAGGCTGCGCGGCCTCATGGCATCGCGGAACGGCCGCAGCTCCGTCCAATGAAATTGCCGTCGAATAATCCGACCAGCGTTATCGACCCATGCCACATCGACTAGTTCGCCCTCGATCAGGACGACTCGCGCAATTCGACCGGCTGCGACGACAACACTGGCGCGTTCAATGTTCATCAGTAAAAGGTGATCTCGCTGTCAGTGGCGATCGTATCGATCAATGTATCGCGCTCGGACTCTCGGTTGCGGACGAACGTCGGCTCATCGAGACTTTTCATTCCGGCCGGTACTCGCAGCCGTTTGAATCCAAGCGAATTACCTTTGGCCGCGATGTCGGTCTCGGACAGTTCACCTTCGAGGACCGCCAGAACAATTTCTTGCACGACGTCTTCGGAGTATTCGGAGTAGGGAACCGCCCTTCGCGCGGCTTTCCAAATCGGGTGTGCCAGTAGGGCGCGGCGGAGGAGGTCAGATTTGTAAACTGGCTTTGGCGCGCGCGGCGTGTGTTTTGAAATGACCGTGCGAACTGACTTCTTCGCGGCGGCGAAACGTGCCGCAAACTCTGGGTCGCGCCTGGCCCGCTGGTAAATCATTCTACGGCCCGGTAGATCCAGTCCGATCGCGTGCGCCTGCTGCCGTAGCGACTTGCGGGGGTTGCGCGTCAGAAGTTCGATCGCCGCGTCGTATTGCTCCTCTGAATAAATGAGGTTGGTCTTCATCCTGGCGTTGTCGGACTTTTCCCGATCTCGCCATGCCGCGCGAAGTTCATCCACGCGGCCGTTCTTGGTCGCCCATTCTGAGAGCGAGCGGTAGTTCGGATACTCCGCCTTCGCAGCACACGCTTCGGCTCCGGTCATGCCGCCGCGAATGAGCGCAACAATCTCGCCTATGTATTTCGCAGATGCGCCGCGCGGTGCCATGTCGTCCGAATTGGTCCGGCGTCCCGCACTTTCTGGTGGGTTACAGGCGCCGTCGTCCGGAACCAGGCCGGACTCTGAAAGGGTGGCCGCCGCGATGGAGGAGAAAACATCGCGACGGCGCTGGCCGTCAGTTTTGCCGCGCTATCCGACTAATAGTCGTTTGGCAGTTGTTGACGGAGTGAGGGAAAAAAACTCCTCCCTCACCGTTCCGCGCGCGAACTTTAGGCCGCATAGTCGTAGTAAGCTGGATCCCGCATCCATTGAATGGTTGCGTTATCGATCCACTTCGAAATGCGAGCATCTCCCGGCTGCTTGACCATTCTGGCTGCCTCCGCCTCTGGCGTTCCTTCTGAGGCCAAATCCAACAGGCGGGCACAAACATGTCCCAGGCGCACCCTTGCCTTGCTCGCATCAATCAATCGGATCGCCTCATCTTCGGCGTCGATCTCGGCTTGATGGTATGCCTCACCATTTCGCGCGGCCATATTGGAGGGGATCGCCTTCGCCGGATCGTTTCGCCTTGGTCGCGTGAACCGTTCGTCATCCGGTTTCCAGTACTTTCCGGCCTTGTGGCGTTTGATGGCGCGCTCCGCAGTGCCGCCCGTATCCATGGTGTTGTCCAGCCGGACCTCGTTGTCGTTGGCCGGCTCAAGCACCAGCGTGGTTCGTTGTGGTGCGCAGAAATCTCGCCACCCAAGCAGAGCGGCAATCATGTGCGGCCCGCCAGCATCACGCGAAAGGCGGTCGAATGTCGTTTCTGACAT